CCCCCTCGCCCCGCGCGCCCCCGCCGCGCCTGTGAGCGCAGCGGTGGGCGGCGATTCCGGCCTGCAGGTCGTTATCGGCACAGCGCCGGTCAACATGGCCGCAGACCCCGCCGCAGCGGTAAACACCCCCATTCTGGCAAACAGCCTGGCAGAGGCTGTCCAGGCGCTGGGCTACAGTGGCGACTTTAAGTCGTACAGCCTGTGCCAGAGCATGGACGCCACGTTCAAGCTGTTTGGTGCCGGGCCGGTCGTTTTTATTAACGTGCTTGACCCCACCACCCACAAGAAGACCTTTACCGCGCAGACCCTGCAGCTGAATAACAAACAGGCGACCCTGGACTTGCAGGGCGTTCTGTTGGACGGTCTGACCGTAAAGGACGGCACGACCGCCTCCAAGACCTACACCCTGGGCAAGGACTACCTGGCTGAGTTCAACACGGACGGCACCCTGCAGATCACTATGATCGGGGACGCCGCCAGCGCCACGACCCTGACCGTGAACGGCAACCAGATCGACGCCAGCAAGGTGACCGCCGCAGACATTGTGGGCGGCGTGACCAGCGGTGGCAAAGAGACCGGCTGCGAGGTTATCCGCCAGGTGTACCCGAAGCTGGGTATGACCCCCGGCATTTTGCTGGCGCCCGGCTGGAGCCACGACCCCACCGTGGCCGCCGCCCTGCAGGGCAAGTGCGAGAACATCAACGGCTTTTTGACTGCCGAATGTGTGCTGGACATTGACTGCACCAGCACCGGCGCCAAGAAGTACACCGACGTCAAGACCAAGAAAGAAGCCAGCGGCATGACCAGCGAACACGCCTATGCCCTGTGGCCCAAGTTTGCCGTGGGCGACGTACTGTATGCGCCGAGCGCTATCGCCGCTGCCGCCATGAGCGCCAAGGACATCGAGGCGGGCAACCTGCCCAGCCTGTACATTGGCAACAGCGCCCTGCCCATCACCGGCCTGGCCCTGGACGACGGCACCGAGGTGATCCTTGACCAGGAACAGGCAAACGTGCTGAACGGCGCGGGCGTGGCGACGGCCATCAATGCCAACGGCTACCACCTGTGGGGCAATAACTCCTGTGCCTACCCCGCGACCACCGACCCCAAAGACCGCTGGTTCTGGGTACGCCGCTTCTTTACCTGGCGGCGCAACAGCGTGGCCCTGACCTACCAGGCCCGCGTTGACGAACCCGTGAACAAGCAGCGTCTGATCGAGAACATCGTGGACAGCGAGAACATCACCGGCAACGGTTTTGTTTCCAGAGGAATCTGCGCAGGGTATGCGTGCAGCTACAACGCAGACGACAACCCCATCACCGAGATTCTGAACGGTCACGTCCAGTTCAAGATCGCGCTGGCCCCCTACACCCCGGCCGAGTTCATCGAGTTCGTGTTCAGCTTTGACACGAGCGCCCTGGAAACGGCCCTGAACTCCTAAGACCTTAAAGGAGGTAACAGAGCATGGCAAACGGTATTATTCCCGATAAGCTGCACGACTTTAACGTCTACAGCAACGCCAACAAACTGATCGGCATTTCCGGCGAAGTTAAGCTGCCGGAACTGGCCGCCATGAGCGAGACTCTGAGTGGCCCCGGCATCATGGGCGAGATCGACAGCCCGACGCCCGGCTTTTTCAGCGGTATGGAGCAGGAGATCCCCTTCCGTACCTTGTACGAGGATATGTTCAGCCTGATGTCCCCGCTGGACGCCGTGGACATTACCCTGCGCGGCGCGATCCAAACCATCGACACGAACAACCACCGCGACGACGTGGGCGTGCGCGTGGTGGAGCGCGGGCAGTTTAAGAAGTTCACCCCCGGCACTATGCAGCAGGGCAAGGCGATGGATGCCACCCTGACGCTGGAAACCACCTACATTCTGGTGGAGTACGACGGCAAGGAAAAGCTGCTGCTGAACAAGCTGACCGGCGAATACCGCGTGAACGGCGTTGACATTATGAGCAAAGTGAGGAGCCTGACCTGATATGAGCGAGAAGAAAACCACCCTGCCCGAAGCTGCCGCAGCAGACGGCAAAGAGACCAAGATCGACGTTGTGGCCGGTAACGCCAAAGCGCTGGTTGAACAGACGACCGAGGACGCCGCCCAGGAAGAAGAAAACCCGCTGCTTTTGAAGCTGCCGGTGCCGTACACTTTCGAGGGCGTATGCTACACCAAGCTGGACTTGACCGGCGTGGAGAACCTGACCGCCGCCGACCTGATCCGCGCAAGCGATATTGTGGAGCGCAGGAAGAACCGCCCCACGATGGTGCTGGAACTGGATATGCAGTACTTGTTCACCTGCGCCAGCTTTGCCACCGGGCTGCCGCTTGAGTTTTTCCAGCGGCTGCCCGCCAAGGACGCCGTGAGCGTAAAGAACGCCGTCAGTGGTAGTTTTTTCTCCGAGTAAAGGAGCCAAAGCGTCTGCGCAAGGAGGCGCTGGCCCTTAGCATACAGACCAAAACAGGGTTTGATTTTTACCTGAATATGACCCTGCGTGAATTTTTTGAGGTAGACCATGAGGTGGCTGAATTATGGCAAGCAGTAAAGAACTCGAACTCGCAGTCAAGATAGCGGGCAAGCTCGACGCCTCGTATGGTAATGCCTTAAGCGGCGCAGCGAAACAGGCCAATGCCTGGAGCAAGACCGCGCAGAAAGCAGCCCAAATCGCCACCGCCGCGTTTGCGGCCGTAGGCACGGCGACCGCAGCAGCAACTGTGGTCAGCGTGAAAAATGCCATATCCTACGAAAGCAGCATGGCAGACGTGGCAAAGGTGGTTGATGGGCTAAAGGATGATAACGGCGAACTCACCGCGCAATACTACGAGATGAGCGACGCGCTGCTGGAACTAAGCACCCGAATCCCCATGACGGCCGAAGAACTGACCCAGATTGCAGCGGCGGCCGGACAAAGCGGCATCGCCCGCAAGGAAATCGTGGGCTTTGCCGAGGACGCCGCCAAGATGGGCGTTGCGTTTGATACGACCGCCGACCAGGCCGGAACCTGGATGGCACAGTGGCGAACCGCTTTCAAAATGAACCAGAAAGAGGTCACGACCCTGGCCGACCAGATCAATTACCTGGGTAACGTAAGCGGCGCCAACGCCCTGCAGCTATCCGGCATCGTTACAGCCGTGGGCAGCCTTGGCGACGTTGGCGGCCTGAGTGCCGCGCAGATTGCCGCCATAGGTGACACTATGGCCAGCGTGGGCGTGGGCGAGGATGTAGCCGCCACCGGCATAGCAAAGATGATCACGACGATGACGGCGGGCAGCGCTGCCACCGAAAAACAGAGCAAGGTCTTGAAAAAGCTGGGCATTGACGCCACCGACCTGGCCGACCGTATGCAGACCGACGCCCAGGGCGCCATCATCGACTTTATGGAGGCCCTGCAAAAGCTGCCGAAAGCAGAACAGGCCGCAGCGCTGAAAAACTACTTCGGACAGGAATCCATCAAGCCGATTTCGGCCTTGTACACTAACCTGGACGAATTGAAAAAGCACTTCAACCAGGTGGCCGACGCCAGCCTGTACGCGGGCAGCATGGAAGACGAATATGCCAGCCGGAGCGCCACGACCGAGAACAGCATCCAACTGGCAAAGAACGCCCTTATGCGTCTATCCATTACCTACGGCCAGATATTCGCACCCTATGTGAAGCTGGCTGCAGATAAGGTGACGGAGTTTTTGAACAAGCTGACCGAAATGAAGCCGCAGATGGAAGCGGCGTTCGGTTGGATCATGAGCCACGGCAAGGAGATCGCTGCCACGATAGGCGGCATCGCCACGGCGCTGGGCGGCGCAGCAGTCGCCAGCAAGGCGAAAGGCGCTATCGACATAGGCAAGCAGCTGCTGGGCCTTGGCGGGAACGACGCTGCCGGGAAAGGCGCCACCAAGAAAATCAAGACCAGCCTTGTGCAGCAGATCACCGACAATGCTGCGACCGCAAGCCAGACCTGGAAGCAGACACGCGAACTGGCCGCCGTAGACGGCGCCGGGCCGCTGGCTCTGTTGGGAACGCTACCCGGCGCAGCCCTTAGCAGCGCCGCCGACACGAAGCCCGCCCAGGCCGTGACCGGCTACATTGCCAGAGTAAAAGAATCCTTTGCAGGGCTGAACCTGGGAAACCTGGGCAACGAAGACGGCCTTGTGCAGCGTGTGACGAAGCACATCGGCGGGCAACTGCAGACCGGGATCCAGGCAATCAGCGAGAGCGCACCCGCACAGGCACTGCAACAGAAAATCAGCAGCATTGTGCAGATGGGAGCCGGAGCCATTGGCAAGGCGCAGAACATAGCCGGGAAAATCACCGGTGGCATCGGCGGAGCCATTGGCAAGGGCATAGGCGCCATCAGTGGGGCAGCCGGGAACCTTGTGACCGGCACCATTGGCAGCGGCGGCCTTGACCTAATCGGCGCCGTGGGCGGAAACATTGCCAGCCTAACCAGCCGACTGCCCGCAGCGGCAAACCTGATCGGAACCGCATTCGGCCCGCTGACCGGAATCTTCGGCAGCATACTGAGCAGCGCCCTGCCTATCGTGGCGGTGGTAAGTTCCATTATTGCAGTAATAAGCATAATGGGCGACCACCTGGACGACGTGCGAACGGCCATCGGGAATGTATTCGGAGAACAAGGCCTGGCTGTTTTTGACGGAGCCAGAGCCGCAATCCAGAACGTGGGCGATACCATAGCCCAGGCATTCAGCCCGGAAAAACTGGCTACCGTGCGCAGCGCGATCACCGGGATGTTCGGCGAGGGAGCCGGAGCCGCCTTTGACGGCGTAGTGCAGATCGTACAGAGCGTGGTGGGCGTACTGGGGCAGCTGGTTACATTCTCGACCACCTACGTCAAGCCCATTATTACCGAAATTTTCAGTTTTGTGACGCAGACCGTCCTGCCCGGCATTATGCAAGCGTTCAGCACCGCAGCCCCCTACATAAGCCAGATTGTAAGCGGGCTGGGCAGCGTGATCCTGCAAGTGGCGACGATGATCGCCCAGGCAATACAGGCAGCCCTGCCGGTCGTAATGGCCGTGATCCAGGGCGTCCTGGCGGCGTTCCAGGTGGCCGTCCCGGTTATTCTTTCGGTAGTGCAGAGCCTGGTGGCGAGTTTCCAGGCAATCGTTACCAGCATACAGGGCGTCTTTGATGGTTTGATCGCCTTTGTGACCGGCGTATTCACCGGGAACTGGAGCCAAGCCTGGGAGGGCATCAAGCAGATTTTCGGGAACGCATTCAACGCCCTGGTCGAGTTGGCGAAAGTACCCATAAATGCAGTAATTGCCCTGATCAACGGTGCCATCGACGGCATAAACAGCCTGACCGGAGGCGGCATCAGCATTCCCGACTGGGTGCCGGTGGCGGGCGGCCAGACATTCAGCCTGAAGCTGAACAAGATACCTGCCCTGGCACACGGCGGCTTCACGCAAGGCGTGAGCATTGCGGGTGAGGCCGGAACCGAGGCCGTTATCTCGTTTATGCCTACGGTACGCAGCGCGAATATTAACACATGGCAGCAAGCGGGCCGAATGCTGGGCGTGAACCAGCAGCAAGCCGCCGCCGTGGCCGGAGCTGCACAACCTGTGGCCAGCGCCAGCAGCGTGGTGGTGATACCTGCTGCCGTGCAGAGCCTTATGCAACAGTACGCCGGAGCGACGCAGGGTGAAGCCCTGGCCTTTGCCGACCGGCAAGTGGAGATGGCGACAGCAGCCCCCCTGCCCCTTGCCCTGACCGGCGATGGCGGCAACCCCAGCACCGACACGGAGCCGACGGACGGCGACGACAGACCGCACAGCGCCCCGCAAACCGGTGGCAGCAGCAACGGGAACGGCGGCGCCGTTTACCAGTACGCGCCACAGTTCATCTTCCAAGGGGCGGCCAACCGCGAGGATGTGGAGGCCGCCAACAAGATGGGCATGACCGAGTTCCGCCGCATGATGGAACAGTATGAGAAAGACAACAGCCGGAGGAGGTTTTGATCTATGGACACGACCTACACGACCCGCCAGGGCGACCAGTGGGATGCCATAGCAAAAAAAGTCTACGGCGACGAAAAGTATGCCGGATACCTTATGGAACAGAACCTGCCCCTGCTGGACATTTTCGAGTTTGACGCAGGAACCGCCCTGAACACCCCGGCCCTGCCGGAGGAACAGGACGGCGGCCTGCCGCCTTGGAGGTTCCAATGAGAGCAAGACACGCCAGTGTGTCCATTACCTACGCCCAGGCGAACATTACCAGCGAGGTCAAGGAAGACTGCGAAAGTTTCACCTGGCAGGACGTGGCCGAGGGAGGCAGCGACAGTGTAGACCTGACCTTAATGTGCCTGGACACAAAGTGGCTGGGAAACTGGATGCCAAAAAAATACAGCCGCGTGGACGCCGCCATCAACGTGGAGGACTGGGAACGCGAGGGCGACAACCGATCCATCAACTGCGGGGCGTACTACCTGGATGACCTGGGTTATTCCGAGACACCGCTGACCATGAAGCTGGGCGCCGTAAGCACCCCTGTGGCTGCCAGTTTTACCACGACAGAGCGCACGCAGACATGGGAGAACGTGACCCTGCGGCAGATTGCGCAGACCATAGCCGGGCGCAGCGGACTGGGGCTGTACTACGACGGCCCGGATTATACCATCGAACACATAGAACAGACCGACGTGGACAGCAGCTTTTTACTGGACACGGCCAGACGGTACGGCCTGTATATGAAAGTCTACACCGACCGGCTTATTTTATACGACCGCGAGGTCTACAAAGCCGGAGCCGCCGTGCGGACGATCCGGCGCACGGACATGGACAGCTGGAACTGGAACACGACCGTTGTGGGCGCCTACACCGGCGGCCAGATCGACTACACCGACCAGGACAAAGACGCGGACATTCACGCACAGATCGGCACCGGCGGGCGCTGGCTGAAGCTGAACCAAAGCTGCAGCAGCGTGGCCGACGCCGGGGCGCAGCTTGCCGCCGCCCTGAACAAGGAGAATCACGGCGTCACGACTATCAGCTTTAACCTGATGGGAGACCCCGGACTTGTGGCCGGTATGAACGTGGCTGTGCAGGGCCTGGGCAGCCTTGATGGAAAATACTTCCTGGATGAGGTAAACCACACCCTGGACAGCAGCGGTTACAAGACCAGCTGCAAGGCGACGCTTTGCACACCGGCGTTCAGCGCCAGCGAGGCAAGCGGCGTGATGACCTACAACCCCAGCCAGCACGACACCTATGCCGACAACTACAAAAGCACCTACAAGCAGATTCAGGGCGGCACCCCTGCCACGACTACTGCCGCCAGCAGCAAGGCGGCAACCAGCAAGGCAGCAGCCAGCGGAACTGCCGGACGTGCCGTGACCCTGAAAAACTGCCCGCTGTACTATACCAGCGTTATCAAGACCAAGAGCAACACCGTGACCGGCACTTACTACCTATACGACGGCATCAATGTAAAAGGCCGCTACCGCATAACAAAGCCCGCCAGCCGCTGCGGGAAAAAGCCCATAGGCAAGAACGTGACCGGCTGGATCGATGCAAAATATGTGACCTAAGAGGGAGGCGCAGAACGTGGCACAGAATGACACCGGCGTCCGCGTGGGGCGCGTATCCTCGATCAACTACCAAGCAGGAACGGCCCGCGTGGTATTCGGCGACAAAGACAGCGCTGTGACCAAGGAAGTGCCGTTTGTTTCCAACAACGAATATAATATGCCGCTGGTGGGCGACCTGGTACAGGTAAGCCACAACAGCAACGGCACGATGGCTGCCACGATACCCGGCAGCACCTGGAACCAGAACAACAAGCCTTATGAGGGCGGACGGGGAATCTTCCGTAAGGAATACTCGAACACGAAAAACAAGTGCTTCGAGAGATTCAACGACAACACCGGCGAGTTCTTGCGCCGGGTGCCTGGGCTGCTGCTTTACCAGAGCCGCGAGACCTACATGGAAGCCTCCGGCAAGGCGGGTCTGACAGGCGGCGGGGCTGTAACCGTAACCAGCACCGGCGCCAGCGTGGGCGTGCAAGCCAAAAGCGGCGTGGGCCTGAACGCGGGCAGGGACGTGAGCCTGGACGCAGGGGCCGACATTTCCGGCGAGGCTGGCGGCAGTATAAGCCTTTCTGCCGGGAAGAAATGGATGCGCACCATCGGAGGCACCGCCACCGACACCATCACCGGCGCAGCAACCGCCCTATATAAAGCCCGGCGCAGCGTGACCGTGACCGGCGCCGCTGTAGACACATACAAGGGCGCTTGGACAATAGGCGCCAAGAGCCGCGTGAGCGCTACCATCAATGGCAGCCTTAGCCTGATTGCCAAGGCCAGCAGCACCCTGCAGTTTAAGAGCCGCGTGAACGTGAACATCAAGGGAAACCTGACCCGGACTGTTAAGGGCAAAGTAACCGACACCATCACCGGCGACGTGAAGCAGAGCATCAAGGGCGACGTTCAGCAGAAAATCGACGGAGACGCCAAGCTGGAGGTTACCGGCAACCTAGAAGTCAAGGTGGGCGGCACGACCATCAAAGCAACCAGCGGCGGCAATGTGACCGTGACCGCAGCCGCCACCTGCACCGTGAACTCCCCCATTGTAACGATTGAGGGCGGCACCGGCGACGTGAAGGTGAACGGAATAAGCCTGGTGCATCACAAGCACAAGGACGGCGGCCAGGGCGAACCCGAAAAGTAAAGGAGGCAGACCATGCAGGTGGGCAGTTTCGGCCCGGTCGTTTTTGAGGTAACGGACAAGAAGGTTTTTACCCCGGACAGCCGGAGCCGCACAAACACGAGCAACTGGGCGACCCATGACCGAATCGAGGGGAAAAGCCGGAGCCAATACCTCAGCCCCGGCCTGACGCAAGTGCAGTACAAGGTGCGGATCCGCGCCGACATGGGAATGCGCCCGCAGGCAACCATTGACCTTTTGCACACACTGGCGCAGAGCCGCCAGGTGTACCCGCTTTTTATGGGCGGAGTACCCCAGGCGGCGAACCCTTTCAAGCTGAAAGAGTGCCAGGAAGACGACAGCCTGAGACTGCCGACCGGCGAACTTTTCAGCTGCGAGGCGACCCTCAGCTTTGAGGAATACACCTGAGAAAGAGGGCAAGACCAATGGCAGCACGAATCAACTCACCCAGAGTGGAACTGCCCGCAGACACCCTGGGACAAGACGCAGAAAACCGCAGACGCCGCGTGGCGCTGCTGCTGACCACCCGCGCGGGCGAACAGGGCGGGGCGCGAGACTTCGGCCTGGATTGGAGCGTTCTGGACGGGCCAATCGAAGTGGCGAAAGCCACCCTGCAAGCTGACATAGTGACGAAGATCAACAAATACACCCCGGACGTTGCCGTGGCCCGCATAGAGTGGAGCGCCGACGCGGATGGGAGCCTGACCCCGAAGGTGGTGCTTAAACTTGTCTGACATAGCAGAATTTAAGAATATCCCCGACGTGAGTTTTATCGACTTTTTGACCCTGGAACAGGTTCAAGAGCTTTTCCGGGCCGATTTTATCCAGGCGTACAAGAACGCCACAGGGCAGACGCTGACACTGAATCCCGCCGACCCTATCAACCTGGTACTGCTGGCCGAAAGTAACCAGTATTACCAGGCGCTGCAATACGTTGACCGAGCCGGGAAGCAGGACTTGCTGAAATACACCTATGGCGAGTACCTGGACAACATAGCCCTGCGCAGCGGCCTGACCCGCAAAGGCGCAGGAAAGGCTATCACAACCCTGCGGTTCACGCTTTCGGCCACGCGAAGCAGCGCCGTGGCGATCCCAGCGGGAACGCGGGTCTGCACCGGCGACAACGTCTGCTTTGCTACCACGGAATACGCCGAGATCAAACCCGCCGCCTTTGCCGCCACGACCCTGCGCTTTGAAAGCACCGGCGAACACGACGACATCGAGATCCCGGCGGGCAGCGTAGCAGCCACCGCCGACGGTGTACGGTTCAAGACTACCCAGGGCGTGACCCTGGCAGCTTGCGCCGCCGCTATGGCGACGCTGCGGTTCACGCTGAGCGCAGCCCGGAGCGAGGCCGTGACCATTTCCGCCGGTACAAAGGTATATGCCGACGTGGCGGCGCGGGCCTATACCTTCCCCTTTGTGACCGGCGAGACCGTAACCATTGAAGCCAGCGAGAAAGCGACCACGACACTGCGGTTCTACCCGAAAGCCGGAGCGACGACCGCCGTATTTGTGCCGATTGGCAGCTTGTACAGCGCCGCCGGGAAAATCTTTGTGACAGACGAAGACCTGGAAGTGGCGCCGGACGACGAATACAGCGAGGTGAGCGCCACGGCGTTGCTGCCCGGATCCACCGCCAACAATGTGGCAGCGGGAACCGCCGTCGCCTGGGCCGCCAGCGGGCAGGATGAAGATGAAAATTATATTTTATCCCCCACCAACAGCGCCCCGGCCATTGGCCGTTGCGTGACCGCAACAACCAGCACCGGCGGCGTTAGCAACCTGACCGCTGACGTGGCGGCCCTGGCCCAGTACGCCGGAGCCGAGGGGAACGGATTCAAGCCCGGAACCATCAACCACCTGCGTCCCGCCACCCTGGCGCCAGGCAGCTACACACTGAGCGCCACGAACACCGACACAAGCACCGGCGGCAGCGGCAGCGCCTATGCGGACGCCCCGGCGGGGGCCGGGGGAGCCGGGCGTGCCGCCAACGGCC